CTATAAGAAATCAACAGAGTCGACAGTATGATCAGTGTTCAGGTGAATCTCCCGGATAATAGAATGCCAGAAGGCTCTGCGGTTTTCTTGGGTTAAATTGTAGTACATTGTTCTAAAGTCTGTATTCAGCAGCTCTTCCAGATAAGCATAATCAGGTTCCAATTCCGGAGCCGTATTTAACAATTCATTCAGTTCGTTTTCAATCCGATCATATTCTTTGCTGTAATAATCCCATTCGATTCTTCCTTTCTGGAAGAGAAGATTTAATCGTTCTAATTCTTTCTGGAGCTTTTCCGGAGTCTGAACTTTCTTCTTTTTTTCTTGTTCCTTTTCAATTTTTTCACATTTTATTTTAAATTTATTGTATTCGTATTCCAGATGATCAATCAGGTATCGTTCTATGAGATTTTGACTTACCATGTGCTTGTATGTACATTTGTGATCAATAAAAGCTTTGTTGCATCGGTAATAGCAGTATACTTTTTTGGCACCGGTTTTCCGGTTGATAATGGACGAACCGCCTCTTGCGCTAAGCCTGCGTCCACAGATCGGACAATTTATCATGCCACTGAAAAGATAAATCCGGCCAGAAGGAGCACGCTTAACATTTGCGTTCTGTATTTCCTGCAGATTGTTCCATTCAGATTCTGTCAGGTAAGCAGGGCAGTATGGAATCCCGCGATAGGTTCCTTTGTAAAATTCACTCGACAGCAGTGTTCGCATATTCGCCCATGTAAAATCCGGATCATAATTTTCCTGAATATAGCGCATGGAAAGCCCTTTTGCATGGTGCTTAAAGAAAAAACGATAAAAGGCATTTACAGTGTCTTCTCGATCTGGATCTTTTACCATGCGTTTTACTCCATCAATGATTCCGGATTTGTAGCCGTACCCCATATTCACATCACCGAAGATCAGCTTTCCCTGCCGGATAGATGCTTCATTTACGAATTTGATACGTTCGCTGGTAGTATCCACTTCATTCTGGCCAATAGACAGGACTACATTCAGCTGCAACCGTCCATCCCTGGTTTCCATATTGATTCCCGGTTCACTGGTGCTGATCCAATGGACGTTATTATCGTCAAGGACTTCCTGTACCTTGTAAAAATCAGACAGGTTACGGAACCATCTGTCAATCCGCCAGAAGATGATCACATCAATTTTTCCGGCTTTTACATCTTCGAGGAGTGAATGGATAGCTTTTCTCTTTTTTAATTCTTTACGGGCAGTTTTACCCTCGTCAGCATAAACTCCAGCAACGGTCATATTATGTTCTTTGGCGTAATTGGTCAGGTACTGCTTTTGTGCTTCCAGGGATTTACCGTGCATCATCTGTTCAGCGGTAGACACACGGATGTAAATGGCGCAGCGTTCAATTTTACTTGGCATATTATATCACCTTTCTCTTCAATATACGTAAAAATGAGTATAAAAATAACAGCCAGAGAACTTTTGTTCTCTTGCGCGGCTGCTCCGGAGATGATACAATATTATTTGGAATTGGGTATCTCTTCGGAGAACTTAATAGAAACATATTGGAGTATGTTTCATCGCTCGACCGTTCCTGTTGGCGCAGGAGCGGTTCTTTTATTTATATTATTCTGTCTGATCAAGGGTTATAGTTTTTGTTATTCCGGAAACTGTTACCTGATAGGTAATCTGCTTGCTTGAATCGGAATAAGAAAACTCTTTTGTATCATCCAGAGAGGCGAGAAGAGCGGAATCGGTTGCTTCTTTGTCTCTGGTAGATGTCCAAGTATATTCTTCAGAATATTCTGTAGGAGCAGTATAGGTTCCAACCCAGTAAACAGCAGTCGTGTTTCCTTCATCCATGATCCAGTTTATTGTGATGGTATCTTCTGTAATATCTGCCTGCATCCAAGTACCGTCATCATCTTTGTACTCCCATTTTCCAGTAAGCACAACAGGCTCTTTGACTTCTTCCTTTACTTCCTCTTTTGGAGTTTCGGCAGATGCTTCTGTCTTCTTGGATGATTCCTTTGCTTCTTTTGATGAATCGGAGCTATTGCCGCAGGCTGTAAATGACAGTGCCATGCTTCCGATCAGAACCAATGCTACAAGTTTCTTTTTCATAATTTTTCCTCCTCATATAAAGTGTTTCTATATAATCGCATATGCGGTTATACCAATTTCATCATCGACAACTGCGGTATAAAATACACCACATAATTATCTACCCGCTTACAAATCCCGTACTTATTCCTGTAACATTCAATACATTCTTCCAGAAATTCTTCTGTCACTTCCAGGTATTCCGCAATCTCATATTTATCCTGACATCCATGCTCGTAGGCATTTACAAGTCCGATCAGCCCGATCAGGCGGTTATACCCATGCAGTCGAGCCTGACGTTCCTGTTTCCGGTTGACAGCAGATGTCATATCGAGGATATTTCCGACAGATGTTTCGTGGTGTCCGAGTTCTTCAGCTAAAGCACAGGTCTTTTCCGGAATGGTCATGTCTTCTCGGATAGCAATAACACCATCACAATACAGTCCTTTTATGTTATTGCTTTCAAAACGGTAATTTAAAACATCGACATCATCTTGATAAGCTACATCTTCTAATTTTTCAAATTTATTCACGTTAGCACCTCAATGTTTCCAATGCCATTATTATTTTCTTCTATTTCTCACAAAATCAGCAAAATTTTTGATTTCTTCCATTTCGGATTCTGTGTATTCTTCACCGTCAAAGTGGGCGGCGAGGGTGGTTGGTTCAGTTTCAAGTCCCAATAACATATCAGCAGAAACATTCAGTGCAGAAGCTATTTTCTTAATTGTATCTACATTTGGCTCGCGTTTTCCACTTTCATATAAAGAATATGTTGATTTTGCAACGCCTATATTTTCTGAAAGATCTTTCTGAGATAACCCAGATTTTAGTCTTGCTTCTTTTAGATTTTCATTGAAGTTTTCTCCCATATTTTAGTACCTCCTGTTAATTTAGATTATAGTTGCATACTGAAAAAGTGTCAATAAAAAAGTTTGCAAAATGAAAAGAAAACTATTGACAAGTTTGCAAAAAGCAATTATAGTATAATTAAAGTTTGCAAAATGCAAATTTACAAATGCGGACTGCATTAGAGAAAGGTTGACAGTTACTGGAACACTAAAGTTCCTTTTCAAGGTGGAATGTTAACGAAGTTTCTCCGAAACAACCAGTATAAGACAGAGCGACTATCTTATAACCAAGTTTTATCCACTTATCAGCTAATGTTTTGGAATAAGCGATTCGTTTTATAATACCACCTCCTTTCATAGAGGCGATTTGCAGTCCGCAACCAATATTATAGCAGAAAGGAGCGAAAAGGAATTGTTTAAAAATTTAGATGCTGAACAGGCAAGACATTCTTACACAAACCAGCGAATGGCAGATATGGTTGGAATTTCAAGAGTATCTTACGAGAATAAGAAAAAAACCGGGAAATTCACTGCGCTCGAAGCGAAGAAAATGTGCAAGATATTCAAGGTGAAATTTGATTATCTGTTTGCAACAGACGATGATGCACCAAGAGCGCATTTATCTGTGAACAAGATTGAGAATGGGTATGCAGAGTGCGATGTACGCCTTACGGCGGCAGATACGAAAGGAGAGTGATGGGATGTCTAGAGACGAATTAAATATCATATGTTTTGGAATCGTGACAACCATAGCAGTGATATGTGGAGCTATTGAATTTAAAATGAAGCTCCCTAGTTGGAAGCTTCTGGTGAGTTGGACCATTCTGATGGAAGTATTAGCGGTTCTTCTTTTAATAAGCAGGCTAAGGACTTAGAAATATTCCGAAAAAGTATAAGAGTGTCATCAGAATAGTTGGATGTAAGATTTTCATTTAAATCATCTAAGAATGGCCACAAGGATTGTGGAACATAAGTATATACGCGAAAATAGCATTCAGCATACTCGTGTTCATTGGAAGCACTTGGATGTGAGATATACTTACTAACTTTGGAAATAAATTCCTCGATTGTAGAAATACGAGCCGTGTTATAAGTATCTGCGTGCTTTTCCCGTATATCGAGCTTACGAAGCTTTAACTGATGATGATTAGTGAGTAGAGTTGTGATCGCTGGGCTAATGATAGAAATGGCTAAGGCAATCCAAGCAGCAGTAGCGCTCCAGTCAATTTGATGTCTCATAAAAAATCTCCTTTTATAATTACTCAGCATGGCGGTGCTGGTAGTTAAAGTATAGGAGAAAATACAATTATTTGCAACAGATGAACAGGAGGATGATTAAGTGGAAGAGATGAAGAAGGAAATGGAAAAAATGAAAGACCAGATAAAATCATTGAGATTATTTTACCGGGTTCTTAGCATTTGCTTTATTGTGGTAACTATTAGTTTTTTGATTTTTTATTTTCGAATTCAGAAATCTCTTTCTGGAGTGTATCAACTGTTTCCTTTAATGCATCGAGTTGTTCAGATGTTGTAGCGTTAGAAGATTTTGTATTTTCTAAAATTTCTGAAAGTATTTTAACTTCGGTTTGATGCAACGCAATATTTACAACAGACGAAACAGAAGCACAGCAGAAAGTGAGGTGAAGTATAAATGGATATAAGCGGAATTACCTTGATTTTGGGAATTGCTTCAATTGTTCTGGGAATTGCAACCATTATCGAACGGTGGAAAAATTAAATTATCCCTCGCGAGAAGTGTTGTTCATGAGAATAGGATAAGTTTTTATTCCTTTGTTGCTGTAAACCAGTAAAGAAGTATTTGCATTTTCTAAGTCATATACAGATTGTGGAGCTTTAGTGAAGAAAAAGCCACCAACAACACCATAGCCCTCTATGGTAAATGGAAGAGGAATAGAATGGACATTGATTTCGTCAGTTACCTCTCCGTTTGTTTGGCGAGTAGCACGCAAGACAAATTGTGGAATCCAATAGAAATCATATTTTTCATCATCAACACAGAGATAGATTCTGGAGATTGAAATTGGATTTTTTACAAGGTTCTCGAAGGCAAGCGAGATAGTAATACTTTTGTGGTCATGCTCTGCTATGAAATGATTTTTATATGTAATGTTTAATTTCATTCGATTTTGCAATTTTTCATGAGCAAAATTATAAACAGAAAGAATAAAGCTGATTATAGCAATAGAAAAATTGATGTTTTCTCGAGTAAACAAAGAACTGATTGTATTCATTAAAAAATATTCCTTTCATATGTGATTAAAAAAATATTATCACAATGCAGGAATAGTTTCAATTAACAAGAGAGGCAGAGAAATGAAAAAAATTCGATATTATCAGAGCAATTACTGATGAAAAGAAGTTCAGTGAACTGATATTTGATTTGGTTTCTGCGTACAAAACAAGCGAGGAATTAACAAAACTCTTGAAAGAGGAAATGACAGAAGATGCATTTCGAACAGTGAAAGAGCTTAACGTTTCTGAGTACCCGTTGCAATTAGATTATCTGTTTGCAACAGACGATGAAATTCCAAGAGCGCATTTATCAGTAGAGAATGTTGCGGATGGATATGCGGAATGTGATGTGCGTCTTACGGCAGGACACAAAAAATAAATTGAATAGGAGGTGTGGAAGATGTGGATTCCAAGAAGATATTGGGAAATTTCAATTAGAAGGCAAGAGGAATTAGAGCGAAGAGTAAAACGCTTAGAACTTATTCTGTTGAAAGAGGCAGAAAATAAAATCGCCAGTCTCTCTGATAGAGAAGCTGGCAAAAAATATAAGGACGGATATTTGTCTATTGAAGACATTATCGATCGAAGAACTAAGGCTGAAAGAAAATATGTTGATCCGGTTATGTATATGTAACAGATGAAGAGGGAGAGAGGTGATATGAGACGGCTGAAAGAATATCGATCGTAGCAGTATCGATAGCAGCATTTTTAACGGCTATCAATCAGATATCCATAATTATTACAGCAAAGCAATTATGGATGCAACAGCAGCAATTGCAGCAACAATTAGAGAGGCTACAGAAAGAACGGTCTGCAACAAGTACAACCAGCACCGCATAAACTTCAATAGAAAGTAGGTGGTAAGCATGAAACCCGATATCGAAAAAATCATACAGGTGATGATTTCTTTATTGGAAGAACAGGAAAAAGTGAAAATTACATATACCATTGAGAAAACCGCGTAAGCGGTACCAGTTGGACAGGCAGAAGGAGGGATAAGAGATGTTTTATAAGGCGGCGAAGGTATTAAGCAAAACAGCGATTGCTTTTGGGTTTATGTGTATGGTTGGTGGATGTTCGGTAGAACAACAGGAGCTGTTTTACCTATATGAAGTGCTCGGACTTGCAGTGTTTGCGGTTGGAGCATATGCACATGAATACTTTCGGATGTTGGAATACCGGCACAGGAAAAGAAAAATAAGGGAGGCGATGGAACATGCCAGAAGAGAAGCAGCGTAAGAGCATGAGAACGTCAGAGCTTGATAAGATGATCAATAAGCTTCAATCACTGGATCGGGTTGATGGTACATCCGAGTATTACAAGAATAATGCAATTGCATACTTGTCAGATCTGGCAAATTATCTGGATAGGATAGGCGTAAAGACAATAAAAATGCGCCCGGAAGTTGCAGCTTCCATTGGCGCACATAACAAAAAACTCAACTAAATTATAGGAAAATCGGAGGAGAAAGTCAATGATCAAAGTTGAAAATGGAATGTGTGAAATTAAGGCAGTGGATGGAGTTCCGGATATAATGACGGATCTATCATGTATTATCCGAAGCATTAGAACAGCCATGGTGGAGAAAAGAGACTATAGCGAAGCTGAAACAAAAGAACTCGTTGAACAGGCGGTAAGGCTTGGCTTTGCAACAGATGAAGAAATCACACAGGAAGCGATGGCAGCAATGGGTAAAGTGATGATGCTTCTGAAAAATCTGCCACTTTAGAGGAAGATGTGTACCTAAAGGGGGGCGTAATGATGGGAAAGAAACCATTGATTATTCGGTGCTCTGATGGGTGGATCTACGGATTATTCGGCTATTACGAGGAAGCGGTAGAAGTGGCAGAACAGCATATAGACGGAACAGAACATACATATATCATCATATGAAAAGCGTGAGGAAAAGATGGAACCTTATAAAATTTATGATTTTGAAGATGAAAAAGCCTGGCTGAAGGGGCGGTTAAACGGAATCGGCGGAAGTGATGCAAGTGCTGTGGTTGGAAAGAACCCATACAAAACAAACATTGAGCTGTTTGAAGAAAAGACCGGCAGAAGGATTGCACCAGACATTTCAGAAAAGCCTTATGTAATCTATGGGAAAGAGGCGGAGCAGTTCATCAGGGAGCTGTTCCGCCTGGATTATCCACAGTATCAGGTTGCGCACCATGAATTCCGGATCTTGCAGAGTCTGGAGTATCCGTTCATGCAGGCTTCTCTGGATGGGGAGTTGGTTGATCAGGACGGCCGGAAAGGGATTCTGGAGATTAAGACCACCAACATTCTGCAATCTATGCAATATGAGAAATGGAAGGACCGGATCCCGGATAATTATTACATTCAGGTGCTGCATTATCTGCTTGTTACCGGATATGAGTTTGTTGTTCTCCGGGCGCATTTGCGGAGCAACTGGGGAACAGATGTCCGGACACAGGTGAAGCATTATTTTATTGAAAGAGCAGAAGTCCAGGCTGATCTGGATTATCTGCAGGATGAAGAAATGAAATTTTGGAAGTATGTGGAAAGCGGACGGAAACCGCCGCTGATACTTCCGGAGATCTAAAAAAGAAGGAGGAGCGTATGGAATTACGGATTACAAATCCGCAGGAAAGCTGGCTGACAGAGCAGATCCTGTGGAACAACGAGGAATTAAAGGCTGCGATTGCTGAGAAGGTAAAGGACTATAAGACGATCGCCTACACAGAGGATTCGCTCAAGGACATGAAAGCGGATCGGGCAGATCTGAACAAGCTCAAGAAAGCTTTTGAGGATGAGCGGAAACGTGTCAAGAAGATCTGCATGGAGCCGTACACCAAGTTTGAGCAGCAGGTCAAGGAAATCACAGCTCTGATCGATGAACCGATCGGACTGATTGACTCCCAGATTAGAGAGATTGATGAACGCCGCAAGGCTGCAAAACGGGAAGAGATTGAAGAACTGTTTGCGTCCATCGGATTCCAGAGCTTTGTGAAGCTGGACATGATCTGGGATGAAAAGTGGCTGAATGCAACGGTTACGCTGCCAAAGATTGAAGAGCAGATGAAGAGCCGGATGTACCAGATCGGTACGGATGTGGTGACGATCAGCAAGCTTCCGGAGTTTAAGTTTGAAGCAATGGAAGTTTACCGGAAGACACTGGATATGAACCAGGCAATCCAGGAAGGACAGAGGCTTGCCGATATCCAGAAGAGAAAGCTGGAAGCAGAACGCATGGAGGCCGAGCGGAAAGCAAGGGAAGCGGAAGAGGCAGCGAAGCAGCAGACTGCAGCTGAACAAAAGGAAGAACCTGCAGCAGAGAAGGAAGCAGCATCCGGATCTGTACCGGAAGAGGAAGCAGTTTCAATTCCGGAAGAGGAAGAGCCGGTATTCCAGTTGGATTTCCGTGTATGGGGAACCAGGGAGCAGATCATGGCGCTCCGTGAATATATGTTAAAGAATCAGATTCGATTCGGAAAGGTGGAATAAGATATGGCAGTAAATAACAGTCTGGCAAGACAGGACCAGTCAATGAAGTTATCAGTTTACCTGCAGAACGATGCAGTAAAGAAGCAGATCAATCAGGTGGTTGGTGGAAAGAACGGGACAAGATTTATTTCCAGTATCGTAAGTGCAGTGCAGAGCACACCGGCATTGCAGGAGTGTACAAGCCCTAGTATTGTAAACGCTGCATTACTCGGAGAGGCACTGAATCTTTCGCCGTCCCCGCAGCTTGGACAGTTTTATATGGTCCCGTTCGATAATAAGAAGAAAGGCTGCAAGGAAGCACAGTTCCAGCTTGGCTATAAAGGATATATTCAGCTGGCAATCCGTTCCGGTTACTACAAAAAGCTCAATGTGCTTGCAATCAAAGAAGGGGAGCTTGTCCGGTATGATCCTCTGGATGAGGAAGTGGAGGTTAATCTGATTGATGATGATATCCTCCGGGAGGAAGCTCCGACCATGGGATACTTCGCAATGTTCGAGTATGAGAATGGTTTCCGGAAGACCTTGTACTGGTCAAAGAAGAAAATGCTTGCACACGCTGAGAAGTATTCTTTTGCGTTTTACAAAAACGGTGGAGCAAAATCTCTGGAATTACTGGAACAGGGCAAGATTCCGGAAAAGGATATGTGGAAGTATTCTTCATTCTGGTTTAAGGATTTTGACGGAATGGCACTGAAAACCATGCTCCGTCAGCTGATCAGCAAATGGGGAATCATGAGTATTGATCTCCAGAATGCTATTGACAAGGATATGGCAGTGATCCATGAGGACGGAAAGACAGACTATGTGGATGCAGCGAAGGCGGAAGATGATGGAGTGGTATCCGATCAGGAGTTACAGGAGGTCCAGGAAGACCAGCCGGCAGCGCCAGGAACACAGCAGCCGGATCCGAAGGGTATTGAGGCATCATTTTTTGGATAGATTTAAGAAAGGGGAAAAAGAATTATGCAGCACATTAACTTAGAAACATTTGCAAACGGAGCATTTACCGCACAGGTAAACCGGGCGATTGAAGAGGTCACGAAGAACATCCAGGATCCTAACACGGATGCCGGCACAGCGAGAAAGATTACGGTAACGATCGCATTTAAGCCGAATCAGGAAAGAAACTTCATTGCAACCGGAGTTCAGACGAAGACAACCCTTGCACCGGCACTCGGAGCAGTCACTGCATTGAGCATGGGAAAAGATCTCCGCACCGGCGAAGTGGAAGCAGTCGAGATCGGCAACCAGATTCCAGGACAGATGTCTGTACAGGACGTTCCGGGAGTTGTACCAGAAGCAGGAACTACAGTGGTAGATGGAAAAGTAATTGATAAAGCTACTGGAGAAGTTGTGGCGGATTCAGTTCCGGAACACGCAGGCAAAGTAATTGATTTAAGAACAGCAAAACAGGCATAGGAGGAGTAAAAACGATGGAAGGATTAAAAGAAGCAATTGAATTTATCACAAATCTGAAAGAAGGCAGCATGGAGCCGAAGGTGCTTGATATCAACGGTAATACATACTGTAATAAAAATCTTACAAGATACCATTATTTCCCGAAGGCAGATTCCCTGAGTGTCAACACCCTGACATCCATTGTGGACTATATCAAGGGGAAACCGGAAGAACTCCGGGAGACCATGATTCTGCATGTAATCAGTCCGACAGAAGTAAGATTGTATTCCGGACTGGTGGACGAACGCAACAGGGAGGAGCTTATGAGGGCAGATGCCATTGTAAATGAATTTCAGTTTGACCGTTATTATGACCAGGAACGTTTTCTGATCGAGCTGCAGGCAAACTTCATTGAATCCGATGATCTGACTGTACTGAAGCAGGTTGCCGGAAACATCCAGTCAGGAACAACAGCGAACTACGATGATGATGGTGTCAGCCAGAAAACCACGATCAAGAGCGGGATTGCAAATAAGACGGATGTGATCGTACCGAATCCGGTAAAACTCAGACCGTATCGTACCTTTGCAGAAATTGAGCAACCACAGAGCAGTTATGTATTCCGGATTCAGGACAGTGACCGTGGACCATCCTTCAAGCTTGTGGAGGCAGACGGCGGTTTATGGAAGAATGCAACCATGAAGAAGATCAAGGAATATCTGGCATATGAACTGGCAGAGGAACTTGAAAAGTACAACATTACGATTATCGCGTAGATAATGGTATCTCCTTAAAAATAATATATCACATGTAACTCGATAACAAGAAAGCAAGCCGGCATTATGCAGCATCTGCTGTGTAAGTGCCGGCAGAAAGGAAAAAAGGAAATGGCATCAGTAATGTTTACGGTTCCTGGAAAGCCGCAGGGAAAAGCCAGAGCACGGACATATTATAATGCAGCAACAAAGAAGCATTGTTCCACCACACCGGAGAACACAGTTCTGTATGAGAACTTCATTAAAGATCGGTATCTGCAGATGGCAAAGGGAGCGTTCCTGGAAAGAGAAAAGCCTGTGACGCTCCGGATCATTGCGAGGTATCTTCCACCAAAGAGTGTATCGAAGAAAAGGAAGTTTGATATGCTAGAGGGAAGAGAGCTGCCGCTGAAGAAACCGGATATGGACAATATTGTGAAGGTAGTAGCAGATGCACTGAACGGGGTTGCTTATCATGATGATACGCAGATCGCACTGGTTCAGGCAAAGAAATGTTATTCGGCGGTAGAGGGGCTGGATGTGACAGTTGAGGAGTATACCGGATAAAAAGGAAGGAAATGTAAGAAGTGGCAGGACGACCAAAACAAGGAATTGATTATTCCGGATGGTCGGTTGACATATTCGATGGTGATAAGAAAATAGACAAACTTCTCGATGCAAAAGGATGGAAGGGATTCGGGATCTACTTCTTTTTGTGTCAAAGGGCATATAAAGTAAATGGATATTTTTATGAATGGGGCTATGACGACTGTGCAACGACAGCAAGGCGGATGGGCGGCGGCATCAGTTCCGGTACAGTAAAAGAGACTGTGGATTACTGCCTGCAAGTGGATCTTTTTGATAAAGGGTTATTTGACAGGTGGGGGATCTTGACCAGTAGAGGTATCCAGCGTCGTTTTTGGGCGGTACTATCCGAGCGGCGGAGTAAAACAGTATATGGTGAGTATTGGCTTTTGAAACCCGAAGAATGCAAAGGTCTAGTTAAAGTCAGCTTATTTTCGGATGTGCAACCGACAAATGATGATGTGCAAGGGACAAATGAGGATTCGCTTTATAGAAAGGAAAGTAAAGTAAAGAAAAGTAATGTATATAAGGGCGCTTTCAGCGATTCTTCCCTTGAATCAGCTTTTCAGTTCTATCTCCTTGTCCGATCACAGAACTGGGGAGAGATCTCTGATGAGCAAGTAAACGCTTTGAGAGAGGATCTCCTATCATTGTCCTCTGATCTGGCTGAACAGAAAGCAATCCTGAATAAAGCTGCAGCTGGTGGATGGAAGAATTTATATCCTGTTCAAAGCAAGAGAAGGCCAAAAACAAAGAAGCAGCCAGAGAAACAGGGAAAGTTTAAGAATTTTGAAGAGCGTGAATATGAGGACATGACAGATCTTACAAGGAAGTTGATGCAGCGATGAAAAAGAAGAATGGGAAACGTAGTACGTTTCTGAGAATTGGGAACAGGAAGAAACGGAAGATTATTAAGCGTGGGAAGTAGGAGGATTGATCATGCTGATAGAAAAGACATTGAAAGAGGCATTGGCAGACTACATAAAAGGTAAACCAGTGACGGTATTATGGACAAGGGATGATGGAAGTATGGATGTCAGATTACTGTCAGACATTCTGGAACAGGAAGAAAATCATTTTCTGGTAAACGTTCCAGGATATCACAATCCAGAATTTGCACAGGAAGTAGCTGAAATGGTAGATCAGAAGAGAATAGATGACTGTAACAGAGAAGTAGAACCGGCAGGGACAACGGAGAAGGACGGAAGTACCCCCCCCCCCTCACAGAGCCAGATTCGGTTGTGATTCCGGCAGAAAATAAAAGGGAGAAAGCATTGGAACTGGCGAAAGAAGGAAAAGGTGCTGCGGAGATCGCAAGAATGATCGATGCAAAATACAGCACCGTGTATTCCTGGCTGAATCCGGATAAGTACAAGAAACCAAAGCCAGAAAGCAGGACAGCCAGTAATGTGGACCGGCACAAATGCAAGACCTGTATGTTCCGGGCAACAGGAAATACAAAGGGAGCCGGCTGTTCCTATATCGAGATAACAGGTCACAGCAGAGGGTGTTCCGTGGAAGAATGCAGTGTGTATCAAAAGGGCGATGCAGTGTCAAAGCGGAAGATGAAAGGATTTTATGAGTAGGTGGCAATATGGCTAAGAAAATGATCGAAGAACAAGAAAGGGCAAATAATGAGCTGGGCAGATAAGCAGTTAAAGAAACATAAGCTCCGAAAGCAGATTAAAGAGATCATGGATAGTCCGGAGTTCCAAAAGGAACGTCAGAAGGAACTGGACAAACACACAGCAGAGGCAATGAACTGCTTCTTGCTGATCAGTGTAGATTATTTGTACCGGAACTATCATTGCAAAAGAAAGGGAGTTTTGAAATATTTGGAATTTGTTTTACACCAGATGCATTTTGCGCAGAAGGACGAGGAATATTTTCAGCTGATGAATGAAGAGCTGGAGAGGGAAGTTGGTGTGAATGTGCTGGGGACGGGATATGAAATCTAATGTTCCAGGAATCAAGATTATGCCATATACAGCAACATTCCGTATCACCAAAGGAAAAGATAAAGGACTTGTTGCATTCCGACCGCTCTGTAGGTCATGTGCTTACAGATACGGACGTGGAGTTGTCGAATGTGACGGAAACACATACATGGAACCGGATGAATTTAGCGAGAAGAAATGGAAGGAGGAACAGTAAATGGGATGCAGAGGAAAATGTGCGATAAACGAAAACAATCATATGTGCTGCTTGGAATGCCCGGATTGCGTGGGTTGCCCGATGCAGTGCGATTCTTCGGACGAGTATGAATTTGCAGAGGATTGCCCGGATTATGTGGAGGAGGAAGAAGATGAGTAGAAGATTTGATATTGGTGATCGTATTATCTGTACAGAATCGGGAGTGTCTGGAATCTGCGAAAAGTTTTATTATCCTACAGCTTGTGAAGAGCAGACAATGGTAGAAACAGCGGATGGCAGGCATTATCACGCACCTACAAGAACATGGAAGAAAGTAGATGTTATTACTACAATTTGCTTTCCAAGAAACAGCGGACAATCAGCTATAATCCAGGCACTTATTGAGGGGTTCCAAAAGAAACGTAAGCATGGATTGATGAGAAAAGAGGTAAAAGATGAGAATAATTAGGTCAGGACAAAGAATATGATTTGCCTTACGAGGAAACAACGATTCGAGCTTTCGACAATGGAACAATAGCTGCATTTCCATTAGCCGATTTGGAAAGTAATGATTTTATTACAATGGCGGAATATTCCACCAAAGAGAAAGCAATCAAAGCTATGGAAATGTGCAGAAAACGGTATACACAATACATATTTAACAGACGCATGGTACCAGTAGCGGCAAAAGATCTTACAAGATTACCGTTAGAAGAAGCGGAAAAAGTAAGAGATCAAATTTCCGAAACTTTTATTTTTCGGTTTCCAAAAGAAGAGGAGGTGTAAGTATGAGTAGAAACAGATCATTAGAAGAGATACAAGAAGACATTAGAATGCTGACAAGAGTACCATCGGAATTCATTCATGCAAAACTGGATGAGCTGGCAGAAGAGATTGGAGAGTTAGCGAAACCAAAGTGGATTCCATGCAGTGAACGGATACCTGAAGAGCCAAAAGAAAATCCGGTGTTTGATGGAAAATGTCTTGAAGTGTATTTGGTAACGACAAAATACGGAAGTAGCGACCAAGACAAAGTATATCCATTTAGAGCTTTTTGGAATGGAATTAATTTCACGGATGGATGGGGAATTTTGGATGTAATAGCACGGATGCCACTTCCGGAAGTGTTCAGAGGATAGAAGGTGATAATTTGCAGGAGAAACGAAGCAGAAAAGAGCAGCGGAGGGATAGACAGCAGCATTATGAGGAACTGGAAAGCCGGCATGATGCAAAGGCGTTGGAGAGATTCAAAAGACCGGCTTACCAGAGCGTAAGCGTTGCGGAATATTTGGCGAAGAAGTATGACATTACAGCGGAGGTGGATACCGGTGGACAAGGGCATTTTGATTGAGTACGCGGATATGAAAGAAGAGATTAAGGATCTGCGCCGGAGAATTGAAAAAATCCAGAAAGAATTGGATAAACTGCATGGACAAATTGTTGTGGATTCGGTATCATGTGGTAAGAAGGGCAAGAAGCCACTTGGCACGGTGAAGATCACTGGCAGACCGGTTGGTGTGATCTCCAGAAAAGAACAGCTGCTGAAAAAGCGGAACAGAAGGCTTGAGGAGTTGGAGGAAGAACTTCTGGAAATGACAATCCAGGTGGAAGAGTACATAGAATCCATTGAGAAGAGCGAACTGCGGATTATCTTCCGGCTGTATTTTCTGGATGATTTGTCGTATCCAAAGGTTGCAGATCAGATGAACAAAATGTTCCCGAAACGCCGGATCCGGTACACGGACGAGAATATCAAGAAAAAAATTCAAAGATATTTTGAAAATGTCCCCCAATGTCCCGATAAAAAGTAGTAATATGATAACATCGAAAAAACAGAGATGGTTTTCGATACGATCTTTTTCATAAGAGAATTTTTCCTCAGTATTGGAATAGGCGATCTGGTGACAGGTCGTCTTTTTCGTTGCGTAATGTCAGAAAAAGAGGTATTATGATGATATAAATGCTATGATGAGGGAGGATAAAATGAAAAATTTAGTGAAAAAAGTAAGGGATGGATTTTGGTACGTTATGGTTGCAGGGGCTATAGTAGATGTGATTTTTAATAAATTGTGTACTGGTTGGCTATATATTGTATTGCTTATAGTAGGGCTTGGCGCACTAATATGGGGCGATCATTTACAACATGGACGAAAACTTTTTGATGTGACAAAAGATGAAGTGAGTCGTTCGATAAATATGGGAGAAGCATTGATGAATGTTTTAGGAGTGCTTTATATTCCTGCAATTTTTATGTGTGTAAGCTCGGAATGGCTAGAATTGCGTGAAAAGATTATAGTTTCAATTGCTGTTATTGGGATTATTGTTGAACTCAATTGTCGAATTTACAAATATAAAGAAAGATTGCGAAGTTTAGAAAAAACAGAATAGCGAATTATAGGCACCCTTCGGGGTGCTTTTCTAATACGCAAAATTCGGATCATTAGTTCAGTGGTAGAACATTCGCCTCATAAGCGAAATGTCACAGGTTCGATACCTGTATGATCCATTAAAATAAACCAGAATTGAAGGTGGTGAAGTGGCAGGATATGAAAACATAAGAGATGCAAATGATAAAAGAACCCCGGAAGAGCGCCGGGAATTGGCAAAAAAAGCGGGTCAGGCAAGTGGCAGGGCAAGACGCAGGAAGGCAGACTTCCGGAAGACATTAAACCTGCTGCTCACTGCAGAAATAGATAATGAAGAATGGAAGCCGGTTTTGGAGTCACTTGGTATTGAGTGTACTCTGGAATCGGCTTTGCTTATGGCGCAGATTAAGATGGCACTGGCGGGAGACACACAAGCTGCGAAGTTTGTAGCACAGTATTCCGGACAAAGCGCCAGAGCCGAGGAAGATCTGGAAAACAAGAAAGCAGATACAGAACTGATCAAGGCAAGAAAAGAAGCTATTACTGGTGAAAATGAGAATGATGAAGCACTTGATCGGCTGGATCAGATCCTGAAAGAGGTGCGGGATAATGCAGTTAAGCAAGAAACAGAATGAGTACATTGTGAACGCAACTCATAGATGGAATATTAAGTCTGGTGCGGTACGTTCTGGAAAGTCCTACGTTGATACGGCTTTTGTGGTTCCTTTTCGTATTCGGGAAAGAACTGGTAAACCGGGACTCAATGTTATTCTTGGTGTATCCAAAGAATCGATTGAGCGAAATGTGCTGCAGCCGATGCGTGAAATCTATACAGACAAGCTGATCGGACAGATCAATAACCGGAATGTGGCGCATATTTGTGGTGAAGAGGTGTATTGCCTGGGAGCTGAAAAGGTCAGTCAGGTGGCAAAAATCCAGGGAGCCAGTATCAAATATTGTTATGGTGATGAGGTTGCCAAGTGGAACAAAGAAGTGTTCCAGATGTTGAAATCACGACTTGATAAGCCATATTCTTGTTTTGATGGTTCTTGCAATCCGGAACACCCAACGCACTGGTTAAAGGAGTTCCTGGATAACGATGAACTGGATATCTACCTGCAGAGGTACACAATTTTTGATAATCCATTTCTTCCAACAGAGTTCGTGGAACAGCTCTGTAAGGAATATGAGGGCACGATTTATTATGACCGGTTAATCCTTGGACTCTGGAAACGGGCGGAAGGGGCAATCTACAAACGTTTTGCAGATAATCCCGATGCTTACAAATGTGAGGTGCTGGATGAGTTTACAAGTGACGCAGAATATAAGCAATTCAAAAAAACAGATATTGTATCGATAGAGATCGGACTTGACTTCGGAGGAAATCAGTCCGGTCATTCTTTTGTTGCCAGAGGGTACACAGACGATTATGCGGATGTGATTGCAGTAATGTCCAAGAGAATCATGGCAAAGGATGCAGAGGAAGATATTGACAGCAACAGGCTGGATGAGCTGTTCTGTGATTTTGTTCAGGAAGTAATAGATAAATACGGAGTGATTGCAAAAAGCGGTAATTACGTGGAGTATTGCAATGTAGAATCTGTTTATTATGACAACGCAGAAACCGTCCTTGGTAATTCTATCCGGAATGCGGTAGAAAAAAGGTTTCCGTGGATCACGGTCAGAAAAGCAAGGAAAGCAGCAATTATTGACCGGATCCGTTGCACGGTAAGGCTTATGGGAGCGGGAAGATTCTGGACAACAGACGATAGTAAGTCCTTGCAGACGGCATTTTCAGATGCAGTATGGAACAAAGATGTAACAGACAAGGATGAGCGCCTGGATGATGGAAGCACCGATATTGATAGTCTGGATGCGTTTGAGTATACGATAGAAAGAGATATGAAGGACCTGATAGAAGAGGTGGAAGATGTTTGATGGATTAAAAAGACTATGGGGAAGGATAGTGAGCATGTTTAGTTATACGACCTTAAAAAATATAATCGGCAAAGATGTGGCGCTGTCACAGACCATGATCGATGCCATCAATAAATGGAAAAAGATGTTGGCTGGAAATGCAGACTGGTGTGACGATACGGTAGAGTCGCTGAAATTAGAAGAGGGTATCTGCCGTGAGTTTGCAGACTCTGTACTGGTAGAGATGGAGGCCAAGATCTTAAATAATGACAAGATGGATAAGGTTCTCCAGAAGAGCTTATCAGACATGAATAAGAAGCTGCAGACAGGCTTGGCACTTGGCGCAATGGTTCTTAGACCACTTGGACCGGACACGGCGGAATATGTTGCGGCGGATAAATTCATTGTGATCAGTTTTTCTGATGATGGAACACCGAATGATATTGCTTTTCTGGTTGTGAAGTGTGCTGGGGAAAATGATTATTATACCAGAGTTGAACGGCATTATTTTACGAACGGCAATCTGACGATTGAGAATAAATGCTATCATTCACAGAGCCAGAGCGATATCGGGCAGATCTGCGGTCTGGAAGAGGTGGCGGAATGGGCGAACATTCTTCCAGGACCGGTTATTTATCCAGGGATGGTTCAGATGGATTTTGGATATTACCAAAATCCGATCGAGAATAATGTGGATGGTTCTTCTTGTGGCGTATCGATCTATGAGTCTGCGGAGAATCTGATCCGAAAAGCAGATATTCAGAGCGCTCGGCTGGACTGGGAGTACGATTCCGGAGAACGTGCAATCCATATTGACGAGAGAGCTTTGAAGAAGAGCGGTGGAAAGACCTATTTACCGAGATTAAAGAAACGCCTGTATAAAGGACTGAATCTTGATGATGGAAAAGATAAGGAACTGTATAAAGAATATTCTCCAGAGATGCGAGATGAAGCCTTCCGAAGAGGTTTGGAAGAATACAAACGGGAAATCGAATTCAATGTAGGCCTTGCCTACGGAGATCTTTCCGATGCACAGGAGGTAGATAAGACAGCTACTGAGGTGCTTGCTTCAAAGACAAGGAAATACAATCGTGTAACCGCAATTCAGGGGAAATTGGAAGAGTGCTTGAATGGATTTGTAACTGCTCTGGCGTTCTACAACGGTTCTTATATGTCCGGTGTGGAATTTACCTGCGAATTTAACGATTCCATTCTGGCAGACGAAGAATCGGAACGACAGCAAGATCGGCAGGATGTAAGCATGGGGGTTATGAGTCTGTTGGAATATCGGATGAAATGGTACAACGAGGATGAAGAAACTGCAAAAGCAAAACTACCAGAGCAGAATCAGGTGATGGAGTAGGATGCGGGATGATTACAAAGAAAAGATTGCCAGTAAGATTGCAGCGCGGTACATAAGCCTGGAAGAACGGATTCTGCAGGACATTGCCCGACGGATTAAAAAGGTCGGTGAGATCACAAGTACAGCAGACTGGCAGATCAATCGGTTACGGATTCTGGGATATTCTTCCGAGGATATCGAAAGAGAGATCAAGAAAACACTGGATGCGTCTTATCCGGAAATGTTTGAGCTGTACGATAAAGTGATCGATTGGGAATATGTCCGGAACAAGGACATTTACGAACAGATCAATGCAGAGTTTATCCCGTATGAGGAGAACAGGCAGCTGCAGCAGATCACGGATGCGATCATCCAGCAGAGCCTGGAAGATCTGGAAAATGTAACAAAGTCACTTGGATTTTATCTGGATTATAACGGCAGAAAGGTTTTAACACCGCTGTCACAAGTTTATACCAATTATCTGGACAATGCCTGTTTTGATATTGTGACAGGAGCATTTGACTATGGTAGCGTATTACGCCGAGTGGTCACGCAGCTGACAAACAGTGGACTTCGGAAGATTGAGTACGGCTCTGGATATGCAAGCCGGGTAGAGGTGGCTGCCAGAAGAGCTGTGATGACTGGTGTAGCGAACCTTACCGGAGAAATAGCAGACTACAATGCCAAGAAGCTTGGAACAGAGTATTTCGAGGTTGAATGGCATGCCGGAGCACGACCTGCGCATTCGGTATGGCAAGGACGTGTCTGGACAAAGGATCAGCTGCATTCGGTCTGTGGACTTGGTACCGTGACCGGACTTCTGGGAGCTAACTGCTACCACACATACTATCCGTTCTTTCCGGGAATATCGGAACGCAACTGGTCGGATGACTGGCTCGAAGAACAGAACCGGAAGGAAAGCAAGCCAAAAGAGTTCCGGGGCAAAGAGTACACCCTGTATGAGGCAAAGCAGCGACAACGACAGATGGAAACAGCAATGCGGGCACAGCGTGAAAAGGTGCAGATGCTCCAGGATGGTGGTGCTGATCCGGATGAAGTGATGCTCCAAAAGGCAAAATATCAAGGACAGCTCAATGAATATGCGGTATTTTCTCGTAAGATGGGACTTAAGGAAGAAAGAGAGAGGATTTACATTGATGGACGTGGTTGGATTGCGACAAACACCAAGCTTCAGAATTCTATGTTTCCATCAGAGATGATTCAGAACGCCTTAAAAGATATTGCACAGTATAAGCGGTACAAAGAAGTTCTGGGAGATTCCGTTGGAACGCTTGCTAAGTTCGGTCAGGTGAAATATAATGATAGTGAGGAATGGGAAAAGGTTCAAAGCAAATTTTTCACATATCTTGAGATTGACAAGAAAGATTGGTCAGAAGAATTTAAGAACACGTCTAAACAGGCGTATGATAGATTTGCAAAAGAAAATGTTGTAATGTCTGTACATGCACTTAGTCGACTTCCTCGATTGAATAAACTTGGATTACCGGAAGTGTCAGAAGAAATGCTGATAAAAATTATTAAAGGTACACCTAATTATACAGAGGGAGAAGATAAACAAATCTATTTCATTCATGAATTACAGTTATTAGTTGTTAGAAATAAAAAAACTGGAGATATCGTATCTGTTGTAAGAAGAAGGGCTCCAAAGGAGGCATGGGGAAATGTTTGAGAAGGTAATGAATTATATCAAAGATTTTTTGGAAAATACTCCAGAGGATATCTATTATTTTTCTTGTGAACTGGAAGGAATGTTAATTATTCATTATGACGAAATGTATAAGGAACAGCCAAGGGCTACAAGAATATTGAATGAAGAAATGCCTGATATTTGCGCATCCGGAGAACCGGGAATGAAACCAGAAGAGATTGAAAAATTTAAACGTGAGTTGGAAATTGAATACAACAAAGCGTTAAAAGAAGTTGTGTAGTTACCACCAGTTGATAAGACCGGTGGTATTTTTATACTCATTTTTAAGGCGAGGAGGTGAGAAAGGTGAAAAAATTATTTATTAGTCAGCCTATGAGAGGTAAGTTAGATGAAGAGATTCTGGCAGAACGCAAGAAAGCAATTGAGCTTGCGCAAGAAATGATCGGTGAACCGGTAGAAGTGATTGATTCCTTCTTTCAGGAAGCACCCGCAGATGCAAAACCACTGTGGTTCCTTGGAAAATCCCTGGAACTTCTGTCAGGAGCAGATGTGGCGTATTTTGCGCAGGGGTGGGAAGATGCAAGAGGTTGTGTGATTGAGCATGACAGCGCATTAGCTTATGGAATCAAGAGTATTGTTGCCTAGGAAGGCGGTGGTCCAAATATCTCCCTTTGAGACGCAGGGGTAAGCGTCTTATTTTTATGCCCTGTCATATGGCATTAAACTGGACAACTACCATGCCGGAGGTCTACCCGGCTATATCCCATACCGCTGAAAGAGCGGTCAATAAAATATTTCAGGAGGAATGTAACTATGAAAAATATTCATGAGATTTTGAAAGAGTATGGAATGGAAGTCCCAGCAGATAAGAAAGCAGATTTCGATAAGGCTTGGAAAGAAAATTATCGTACTAAAAGCGAGTACGATAACGCAGTTACACAGAGGGACAACTACAAGGCTTCATTGGATGATGTAAATACCAGGCTGAAAGAATTTGAAGGCGTGGATGTGAAGGATCTGCAGGGACAGATTACAAAGCTTCAGGGCGATCTGAAGGCGAAAGATGATGAATATGCAGCAAAAGAAGCTGACCGTGTATTTATGGATTCTGTTAAGGAAGCAGTTAAGGCTGCCGGCGGAAGAAATGAAAAGGCAGTTATCGCAATGCTGAATATCGATGCTCTGAAAGAATCTAAGAATCAGTCCGAAGATATCAAGAAGGCACTTGAGGATGTCAAGAAGTCTGATGGGTATTTGTTCGGAGCAAACGAACCAATCAATAATCCGGTTGGTGGCACAAGTGGCGGAGGTGGCGCAGATCCGGGAGCAGATGATGTTGCTGCACTTCGAGCTGCCATGGGACTGCCGGAAAAATAAGAAGTGAGGTAAGGAAGAATGGCAAATACTATTGCACTTAGAAAACAGTATTCAACACTTTTGGATGAGGTGTATAAATTATCATCATTAACAGCTGTTCTGGATGGACCGAATGAGCTGGTAAAAGAGGGAGCAAACGCAAATGAGATCCTGATTCCAAAGTTATCTATGCAGGGGCTTGCGGATTATAACAAAAGCACTGGTTATGTAGCCGGTGACGTGACTCTGGATTATGAGACAAAGAAATGTGCTTATGACAGAGGTCGTATGTTTAATGTGGATGCAATGGATAACATTGAATCTGCCGGAATTGCATTCGGACGTCTTTCAGGGGAGTTTTTAAGAACCCAGGTTGTACCGGAACTTGATGCATACAGACTGGCATCTTATGCACAGATTCCAGGTGTTACAACAGCAAAGGCTGCTCTTGCAACAGGAAAAGAAGCTTTAGCAGCACTCAGAACTGCAAGAGGAAAGATTGAGAATGCCGAGGCAAATCTTAGTACATGCTATCTGTTTATCAATCCGACAGTATATGGACTGATTGAGGACTTAGATACAACTGCATCTAAGAAAGCAATTGAAGGATTTGCAGGAATCATCAAGGTTCCATCAGGAAGATTTTACAATAAGGTAAAACTGAATGCTTCGGGTGCCGGAGGATTTACAAAAGATACTGGTGCAGTCGCAATGAACTTCCTGATTGTTGATAAACAGGCTGCAATTCAGTACCAGAAGCATACTGTATCTAAGGTTATTTCTCCGGATCAGAACCAGACTGCAGATGGATGGAAATTCGGATACAGAACGGTTGGTATTGCAGAATGTAAAGACAACAAAAAGGATGGCATTTATGTTCATACTGTAGCAGAGTAGGATGTGATCAGGTGAATGTAACATATGAGTATTACAAGGATTCTTTTGGTGGCTCTTTGATTCCAGAGAGCCACTGGAAATCTGTCGAAGTAAAAATGAGTGCCAGGTTGAACCGATATACATTTGACCGAATGGAAGAAGGTGCTTGGCCGGCAAAGGCAAAGACAGCACTTTGTGAGATGTGTGATTGTGCATATAAGTATGATCAGCGAGATGGAATAACATCTGAGAACAACGATGGGTATTCCGTATCGTTTGATGTAAGCCGATCAGTAGATTCGATGCTGTACAGGATTGCAGAAGTATATCTGGTAAATACAGGACTTATGGATCTGGTGGTGGATGATGATTACGAATAGTGACATTACGGTTTACAACAGAATAAGCGGTGATTCCACACATTACGATACCTGGAACCGAACCGTCCTGCATGGTGTCCATGTCCATGTGGACCATAAGACTGCAGTTACGGATAACGGACTGAAAAGTGCGGAGGTCTACAAAATCCGGATTCCTGCGGATATTCCGGAAGCAGGGCAGTATCTTCCGCCGGATCAGTTCGCCTGCTGTGGCGGTTATGGATACTGGACCATACAGAATGATGATCAGATTGTCCTGGGAGAGTGTCAGATTGCAATTGAAAAGCCTGCAGATCTGAAAGCCGTGTTCCAGAAGCACTGCAAGGTTACAAGCTGGTCGGACAACCGGTTTGGTACGGTTCCGCATTGGCGGATCGGAGGCGAGTAAGATGGCTGGAAAGAAAGAATTCCGGATCACAACGCCGAGAGGAAGTGTATTTACGGTGACTGGTAAGAATGGTTCTACCACGGCACGGCTGGAATGGGCTCCGGGATTCGCACAGAAAAAAGCGGAGGGATTTTCAAGGGCGCAGGCATTTGTGGATTCCGAGTGTCTGCGCTACATGAATCCATTGACACCGAGAAGAACCGGGATGCTGATTAAGTCCGGGACGCTTGGTACGGTGGTTGGTTCTGGTTCTATTGAATACCTTGCCCCATATGCCCGCCGGCAGTATTACGAGCATAAAACCAAGGCGAGATGGTTTAAGACAATGAAGGCAAGCCACAAAGATGCCATAAGGGAAGGAGCTGAGAAACTTGCCGGACAGTAAACGGAAACCGATTATTGATAGTATCCGGGAGTATGTAAGGACTTATCCAGATATCGATAACCGGAAGATCAATATTGATTATCTTGGTGATGGAATGGAGTATTCCATTGATCCAATCGGCGTAGATCCTATCTATAAGAGATATGTGGACGGGAGCTGCCTGAAGCAGTTCCAGTTCGCTCTGACAAGTAAGGAAGCCTACGATGGGGATGCCAGAACCGGTATTGCCAACAGTGGTTTTTATCAGAACTTTGAAGAGTGGACAGAACAGAATAACCTGAATGATATTGTTCCAGAGCTGGACGGGCACGATGCTATCAGGGTAGAAGTGCTGCAGTCCGGCTATTTATTTAGTACAGAGGTCGATCTGGGACGGTATCAGATGATATGCAGATTGATTTATAAGTAAGGAGTGTGAAGAAATGGCAAGTGAAAAAATGTTAGTTGGCAGACATAAGAGAGTGGCTTTTATGGATGCTAACGGATCAGGAGAAACATTTACCAGAATGACGGGATTTACATCGCTGTCGGATGGAAAGAACTCGACAGAGTACAGCCGGCAGTATGTGGATGAAGCATCTGAAAGATCGGACGTAGTTGGTTACGCACCGGCGATCGATTACGAATTTGACCGGTATACCAATGATCCGGTACATGAAAAGATTGCAGCAATTACCGATGATGAGATTCTCGGAACAGAAGCACAGGTTGATATTGTGGTGGTAGATTTGTTTGAGCAGAAGACATCGGAAACAACTTGTACCGCACGAAAGAGAACATGGAGTGTAATTCCGGATACAGAAGGGGACGGTACGGATGCCCTGATTTACAAAGGCAGCTTTAAAGCGGCCGGAGAAATCACAAAGGGTACTGCAACCACCACAGACGGATGGAAGACCTGTACATTCACTGCTGGCGGAGAATAAAGAAGAAATGGGAGAGTGAGCCTATGAGCCTTTGGAAATTTGGAAATTTTGAAGCAGAAGTGGATTTCACGGATGCGGATTTTTTGGATGTGTTAGAGGAAGCAAAAGCAGAAATGTTTGAAGCAGGGAAAAAGGTTCCCATAACCGGAAAGCAGAGTGATATCATCCGCGCGCAGTGCGCGTGTTTTTATGTGTTCTTCGATACCCTTTTTGGCGATGGAGCTGGGGAGCGTATCCTTTGCGGAAAGAACAGCATCAAGTTGTGTACTGAAGCGGCTGAATCATTGTTAGACTTTGAAACAGCAGAAGCAAAGAAACTGGACGATAAATATGATAAGTATGTACCAAATCAAAATACAACGCAGCAGTTCCCGCATCCGCAGTCACAGCCAAATGGAAACCGTCAGCAGAGAAGAAACTACCAGAAACAGTATGGTAAAGGAAAATATTCCAATACCGGAAGGTAGCAGAGCATGAATATTTTATATGAGCAGTTTCCGGAAGAAGTCAAGGTGAACGGGGAGTACTACCCGATCGTGACAGATTTCCGTGAATGGATCCGTTTTACGGAGCTGGTTGAAGACGACTCGGTTCCGTGGCGGATGAAGTGCGGACTTCTGTTGCAGTGGTATCTGGATCAGATTCCGGATGATATTGAAGCTGCAATTTATGCACTTGGAGATTTCCTGATGTGCAAAAGGATGTACCAGGATGATCTGGAAGATGAAGAGGAAGAGCAGCAGAAAAGTGGGAAGCCGGTATTTTCTTTTTCGGAAGATGCCGGCTGCATTTATGCAGCATTCCGGGAGGCATACGGAATTGATCTGCAGCAGATTGATTATCTGCACTGGTGGGAGTTCCGGAGCTTGTTTGACTGGCTGCCGGATGATACCGAGATTAAACAACGGATTATGTATCGTTCGATTGATCCTGGAACAATCCGAGATAAGGACGAACGTAAACGGATCAAGAAGATCCAGAGAGCTGTTGCGCTGAAAAAGAAACAGCGAAAGCTTGATGATTATGAGATTGGAGATATGTTCTCATGATGGAAATTAAAATACCGACACGGCGTGAGTGGTATCCGTGTCCGTACTGCGGGCAGCATCTGCTTGTTTACACAGATACTGCAGTGTGTAGCGGACTGTATGTAAAATGCCGCAAATGCCGACGGGAGGTGGAGATAAAAATTAAGAATTAAGCACTTGTGAGCCCCTGAGCCGTGCTATCAGAAAGGATGATAGTATGGCAGATGGATATTTGAATTTTGATACCAAAATCAATGAGAGTGGGTTCAATGAAGGCATAAATAAGCTTGGAAGTCTTGGAAAAAGTGGCTTATCTGTAGTCAGCAAGGCAATGACCGGAGCTGTTGCAGCTGTAGGAGCTGGAGCGGCGGCGATTGTAAAGTCTTCTCTTGGTGTAGTCGCCAATATGGAGCAGCAGGTCGGTGGTGTAGAGACACTATTTAAAGATAGTGCCAAGACAGTGATCAGAAACGCAAACAATGCGTTCAAAACAGCACAGCTTTCTGCTAATGATTACATGTCAACGGTTACAAGCTTTTCAGCATCATTACTACAGGGCTTAGGCGGAGATACTGCAAAGGCTGCAGAGATAGCAGATATGGCGATTATCGACATGGCAGACAATGCCAATAAGATGGGTACGAATATGCAGGATATCCAGAATGCCTATCAGGGATTTGCAAAGCAGAATTACACAATGTTGGATAACCTTAAATTAGGTTACGGCGGTACACAGTCGGAAATGATCCGATTGATCAATGATTCCGGTATCTTAAATGAAAAAATAGAAGATCTGGATAATGTAACGTTTGACCAGATGATTCAGGCAATTCACAAAGTCCAGCAAAATCTCGGAATCACAGGAACTTCCGCAAAAGAAGCCTCTACAACGATTGAAGGTTCTGTTAATTCTGCTAAAGCCGCCTGGGAGAATTTTGAAGCTGGTATAATCAGCGCGAACGATCTGGTTGATACATTCTGGACAGCGGCAAAGAATATCTTAAATAATCTTGGACAAATGATCCCGCGTCTGGGAAAGACCGGAATGGATGTGGTGGAATCCTTATCCGGAAAAATCGGTGAAGCGGTTCCGCAATTAAAGGGATTTACAGATAGTGTTGGTAAGTTAGCCGATAAGCTGCAGAACATGAGTACGGATGAGCTCATGAATCTTGGCAAGACTGCAGCAGTTCTTGCGGGAGCTGGACCAGTGATCTCATTATTCGGATCACAGATCGGTAATGTACAGTCAGCTGTTGAGGGATTTAGTGGAATTACAACAGGTGTTTTGTCTGAGCTTGGAAAGCTTCCGAAGGGATTCAAAAGTGCAACAAAATCGGCTGCGAATTTCCGGAAAGATTTTGCGGGTAGCCTGAAAGGGCTCGGCAGCGCTGTTACAGGACCGTTTCAGGTACTGACTCCGAAATTGTCAGCTACTGTCGGAAAAATCGGCAAGGTCGTTTCCGGTGTCCCAGGTAAAATCGGAGGGGCAGTTGGAAAGATCGGTTCTGCAATCGCATCAAAAATTCCTAGAATTACAAGCGCGTTTTCGCTACTTGGAGATACTGCCGGTTATCTGGGAGCATGGGGCGGACAGATTGGTTCTGCTTTGCAGGGAGTTCTTGGAACAGTAGCCGGCTTTATTCCGTCATTTGTAGGGTTGATGAATTTCGGTGCAGTTGCAGCCGTTGTGGTAGCCGGTCTTGGACTGGTTTACAGTCAGTTTGGTACACAGATTGACCAGATCCTGCTTCTGGCGCAGACCAAAGGACCGGAGATCATATCTAACTTTGGGGCAGGAATCACAGCAGCACTTCCGGGACTGATTTCATCAGGTGCAACCCTGATCTTGGGATTGATGAATGCGATCACGGCAAATCTACCATCGCTCATTTCCGTAGGTGCAAGCATCATAGCAACTCTGGTAAGCAGCCTGGGCGCACAACTTCCGCAGTTAATTCCGGTAGCGGTACAGATGATCCTGACTCTGGTTGAGTCGCTGATCAGTAATCTTCCGCAGTTAATAACTTCCGGATTACAGTTAATGGAAGGCTTGGCACAGGGAATTGCAAACGCGATTCCGCAGGTGGCAGCGAAAGCACCGGTTATCATCGGCAAGCTGGCATCTACGATTATCACGAATTTGCCGAAGATCATACAGACTGGTGTGAAGATTATCACGCAGCTCGCAGTCGGACTGGTTCAGGGAATCCCGGCGTTACTTGGTAAGATTCCATCCATGATCAGCCAGATCAAAAATGCATTTACCAGTGTAAACTGGGGCAGTGTTGGTATGAACATTGTCCGGGGAATTACAAGCGGATTAACAAGTGCGGCAAAAAGCCTGGCAGAAGCAGCTGCAAACGCGGCGGATAATGCACTCAATTGGGTGAAATCAAAACTTGGTATTCATTCGCCATCGAGAGTATTCCGGGACCAGGTTGGTAAGATGATGGCTCTTGGTATGGGAATCGGATTTGAGAAGAATATTCCGGTCGGTTCCATGAATGCCGGAGTACAAAAAGCAGTCCAGAGTCTGCAAAGAAGTGTGCAGTTTACAACATCCGTTAATCCGGATAAAACGGTTGGCGGCATAAAGAATAATCCAATCTTTAAAGACCAGGGATTTGATTATGACAGATTTGAACGTATCCAGAGGAAGATTGCAAAAGAAAATGGCAATAAGCCGGTATTCCTGGATACGAAACGGATAGACAGACCATTACCGAAAGGAGCAGTGCCACAGGTATGATTGTATATTATGAAAATATGAATGGCGAAAAGCTGAATCTTTTGAAAGCTCCTTTTCGTACAACGAAGACTGACTGGTTCGATGCGGACTGGTCAGAGTCTTCGGACGGATATGAAAAAACAGTGACGATTGATGTGTTTGGAAAGCGGGAAGAGTTCCAGGCGAATATGGAGCAGCTATACCGGATCATTGCAGTTGATGCGGAAAATGATACCTACGGAAAGCTGTACGTGAATGGTGCATATTTGCGTTGCAAGGTACTGAAATCTGCGAAAGAAGGATGGAAGGGATATGTGTATTCGGAAGTGGAGATCACCTTCCAGACTCCGGAACTTGTATGGGTAGTAGAAGCGACAAGACAGTTTTTTCCACAATTGGAAGAAACGGCAGCATCCGGAATCGACTTTCAGTATGACTATCCGTTTGATTTTGCCGGAGAAAAAAGAGGAATCGCAGCATGGGATGTTGATCACATCATTCCAAGCGAGTACCGGATGATCATTTACGGACCATGTGTAAATCCGAAGATTCTGATCAACGATTATCCTTATGAGTTTTTCGTAACGCTTGAAAGCAGGGAATATCTGATCATAGATAGCCAGAGAAGAACGATCCGAAGGTATTTGACGAATGGAACGGTACAAAATTTATTTAATCAGAGAGCGCAGAAACAAACTGTTTTCAAGGGAATACCATCCGGGCTTTTAAATATTAACTGGTCCGGGGATTATGGATTTGACCTGACTTTATTTTTGAACAGGAGGGAGCCGCCGTGGTAAAGGACATAATTCTTGCAGATAGTGATGGAAGAGAACTGGGAGCGATTTTGGACTCAAATATCACAGTGGATACGAATGGCGAGTACGAATTTTCTGTACAGATTGCAAGGTCGAACTGGTATCCGGAGCTGACCCTTTCAAGCTATGTGTATATTACGGATACGGAATACGGAGGCATTATCGGAGAGGTGCTGACAGATACAACGCTGGATTATGTGGAGTTGAAGGGAATCACATGGCGGGGAAGACTGCAGTATAAGGTGATCGAGCCGCCTGCCGGATCGGATTATAAAACAGTATCCGGAGAACTGAATCAGGTAATGAAAACACTGATCGAGCCGGAGTTTGATGGATTGTTCAGAGTTTCATCAGAAGACACGGGTATATCTGTAAAGAATTTTCAATTTGACCGGTACTGCACATTACTGGAAGGTCTTACTAAAATGCTGAAAAGTGTTGGATACCGCCTGCAAATTCGACTGATCAAAGAACAGGACGAGCCATGTTATATTCTGATTGAAGCAGTTCCGATTACTGATTATTCTGCGCAGATTGAATTGTCACAGGACAGTAGACTGAATTTCACGATGGATGATAAACAAAATGGCGTAAATCATCTGGTCGTAACCGGAAAAGGGGAAATGCAGGAGAGGAACATAATCCATCTGTATGTACAGAAAGATGGAAGCATTGGAAAGACGCAGTATTACAAAGGACTGAATGAGATCTCAGCAGTATACGAAAATACGAGCACAGAAACAGCAGAGCTGGAGAAAACGTCCGTGGAACAATTGCAGAAGCTGATGAATAAAAAGACATTTCAGATGGATGTTGCAAAGCTTGGAATCGAGGTTGGAATCGGAGATATTGTCGGTGGCAGGGATTACCTGACTGGGATGTATATGTCAAAACCAATCGAAAATATCATTTATGAGATTACGAATGATGTGGAATCAATTACTTATAAACTGGAAGGAGAGGATGAAGAATGAAAATTGTATCTGGAAGAACCGGATCACCACATGTGACTTCGCAGCAGTTCCGGCAGATGCTGGAGGGGATTATCGGGCAGGGGAGTTATATTATAACAAGCGGAGAGAATCTGAAGCCGGAACTTAGCAGTAATAATCTGCTGAAAATCCGAAGTGGGATGATGGCGCATCACGGCTGTATATCTTGCGTGGATATTGGTACTTATGATGAGGTTATACTGACAAATGGAAGTCAGGGAATGAAAAGGATTGATCTTATTGTAAATCGGTATACCAGAAATGCAGAGACAGAGGTTGAAAACTGCAGTTGGAAGGTAATCCAGGGAAAACCGGTTGCAAGTAATCCGGCAGTGCCGGCATACACTTCGGGAAATTTGCAGAATGGAGATCTTGTGGATGAATGCCCGGCTTTTGAAGTGCATTATGATGGAATCAATGTTACAGAAGTGAAGAGTTTGTTGAGTGTGACGGATGGACTTTCTGGATTAAGTAGCAAATTAAAAAATGCAGAGACAACGATGAACAATAATTTAAAAAGTTTATTGTCTGTAAAGCAAGTAACTGTAACAAATAATATAAATGTTGGTGCAGGAAAGGATTTTGAAAAATACATTAAGGCACCTTCTTTAACTGGCTATACGCCCATTGGTGTAGTCGGCTATGATCTGGTTGGGAATTGGGATGTATGGATCAATGTTTCCTCATGCTATTACAATAGTGCAAGCAATTTGATTTACACAAAAGGACATAATTTTGGAACTGGTGCATGTAACGCATTGTTAAATGCATTCGTTTTATACAAAAAGAACTAAATTATTTCCATTTTCCGATTATAAGCATATTGCCTTGTGAATAACACATTCCCTTTTTTACCGAATAAGCTGTAAGTTTATATCCAGTTGTGCTTACTTCATTGACTCCCATCCAGTATAGTTCATTTGTAGTTCCAGGAGATACTATAATCAATGGAGCTTCCTTGAATGTGAATGGAAAATCTACAGCTTTGCTAGAAGCAAAATATAATCCATACCAACTTACACTAACGTCAGTATTCCATGTGTATTTACGCCATACAACTGCATCTCCATTAGAATATTTTATGTAGTTGTATCCGTTCTTTTCTCCTCGTTCTACGATAGAAATCAGTTTATTGTTTATGGCTGCAATACTATCGTTTGATTTTGCCAATTTGCTACTTAATTCAGTACGCCAGTTGATATACTGAAAGCAAAAAGGAGCAATGTATGGAAGCGAAAATAATGGATGTATTGCGAAGAATGCAACCGGTTTTAGATGAAATGCAACTACGTGAGCTGAAAGAAGTGTTACAGATGACATTTACCGGATGCAGAGTAATCCAGGAAACGGACCTGCAGGTTGTAGACAGGAGCTGGGAAGTGGATCTGGAAGAGTTTCTGATGAGTAAAGCACTGGAAGGAAAAGCATCAAAGACAGTGAAGCAATATCGGTATGAACTGGTTCGGTTACTGACCTATATCAATAAGCCGGTGAAGAACATAGATTCAGGAGATATCTCTGGATTCATGCGGGCTTATAAAATGATCCGCAAGGTAGCAAACCAGACACTAAAGAACGTCCGGGCGGTGTATAGCAGCTTCTTCGGATGGCTGCGAGATCGTGACCGGATTCGGAGAAATCCGATGGTGCTGGTGGAATCTATAAAAGTAGAAAAGAAGATCCGGAAACCATATACAGATGAAGAACGGGAGCGGATGCTGCGTAAATGCAGCAGTCTTCGGGATAAAGCGTTACTAGAATTCCTATATAGCACAGCAGTCAGAGTATCGGAGCTTTCAGAGATTAACAGGGAAGATATCCGGTATGCGAATAAAGAGCTGATTGTATATGGAAAAGGAGCGAAAGAAAGGACGGTGTACATCAATGAACGAACCAACATGTACCTGAAAGAATATCTGGAAAGCAGAAAAGACAATGATCCGGCGCTATTTGTCGGAAGCAAGAAACCGAATAGCCGACTGACGAAAACAGGAATTGAGGATATCATCCGGCGGATTGGAGAGAAGGCGGGCGTAGAAAATGCGCATCCGCATCGATTCCGGAGGACGGCTCTGACAAATGCATTGAACCGCGGAATGCCTCTACAGGAGGCTATGATATTTGCGGGACACGCAAAGTCAGAGACAACCATGCGATATTGTACAGTGAATCAGGAAGGTGTACGGTATCATCACTTTAAATATTTAAGCGCATAAGTAAATAAACTTATTTATTTACACTCGGCATTGGTCGGGTGTTTTTGTTATGCGCTTTTATATATGTAACTTTATCAATCAGTCAAAGGAGGGATTCTGAACTAAGTAGCAATTTAGGAAATGTAAAAGCAGATTTAACAAAAGCAAATAATAATATTGCAATCATAAACAGTAATCTGATTTCAATCGTAGAACGTGGAACCAAAAATAACTACAATTACACAAAATATTCCAACGGCGACATGGTTATGTGGAGTAAATATACTTGGAATACCAATCTTGCAGCCGATTGGTATAACTGGTATTTTACTTCTAGTGCTGCGGTTGGTTTTCCAGTAGCATTCAAGCAAGCGCCTTTAATTATAGTATCTCCGGCAAAGACTAACGAACTGTATGGTCTTGGAGTTACCGAAGTGACTACAACCGGGTACAAGCTTACAGCATACAGTCCAAAGCAAGGAATGTGTTATGTACAAGCTGATATGCTTATAATCGGTAAATGGAAGTAATGCATTCAGTTCTTTTTGTATAAAACGAATGCATTTAACAATGCGTTACATGCACCAGTTCCAAAATTATGTCCTTTTGTGTAAATCAAATTACTTCCACTATTGTAATAGCATGAGGAAACATTAATCCATACATCCCAATTTCCAACCAAATCGTAACCAATAATGCCGACTGGAGTATAGCCACTCACTGTTGGCGCTTTAATGTAACATTCAAAATCCTTTCCTGCGCCAACGTTTATATTACTCTTTACCGTTACCTGCTTTACAGACAGTAAACTTTTTAAATTATTGCTCATTGTTGTTTCTGCATTTTTTAATTTGCTATTTAGTTCAGAATCCCTCTAAAAAGAAGAAAGGGGCAAACAGAAAAATGAAAATCACATTCAATGATGGTCAGGAACTGCAGATCCAGCAGGTCACTGAACAGACGGATGGCGCACTTCTGATCAAGACCATTTCAGCACACGAGGATCAGCTGAAGACTTTATTCTCTGATCAGACAACAACTAAGAGAATGTCTGTGAGCGAACGGGATGCAGATACCGTTGTGTATGAAAACTACACAAAGCTCGATGCAATCGTGAAGTATACGGCCGGTATTCTTGGTGTGCTGATGTACCGGGAAGGAGAAGATCCGGACAGCCGGATAGCAGCTCTGGAGGCACGACTTAAAGAAGCAGAAGAGAAAAATACGAACCTGCAGTCAAGAGTCGAAAAAGCGGAGGAGAAAAATGAAATGCTCGAAGGATGCATTTTGGAAATGTCTGAAATGGTATATCAGTAAAACGATAATTGTATTAACCATTTTATTTTTATTCATATTATTACAAATTTCAGGAGGAAAAGAAATGATGGCAATGTTATGGGCACAGCAGATTATGTTAGGAAAGAAAACTTATTCACAGGTACCGAGACTTTTAAAGGACAAGGTAAAAGAGGTCCTGATTGATTCCGGAGCAGAAGATCTGGTAACAGAAGACAAGCAGTAGAGGTGAAGTGTAGATGGCAGTAAAAACAGCTCAATATATATTTAATGGTCAGACATACAATCTGACCTATAATTCGACCTCCGGGAAATGGGAAGCTACGGTTACATCTCCAAGTAAATCGAGCTACAATCAGCCGGATCATGTTCTTGGCGGAACAGTAAAGGCTACAGATGCGGCCGGCAATACTACCACGGTAGATCAGAGTCATGCTACTCTCGGTGCATCACTTAAACTCCGTGTAAAAGAAAAGACAGCACCGACTATCACGATCACGTCTCCGTCTGCAGGAGCTTATATCACAAATACAACTCCGACTATCGAATTCCAGGTAAAAGATACAGACTCCGGAGTAAATGCAGGAACAATCGCAGTCACAGTTGATGGTACAGCCGTATCGACGGTAACAAAGACTGCTATTGACGGTGGATATAAGTGCACATGCACATCACCGACGTTAAAAGATGGATCGCATACGATTTCGGTCAAGGCATCCGACAACGATGGTAATGCAGCTGCAGCTAAGGCAGCAACATTTACAGTTGATACAGTGCCTCCGACACTGCAGATCACAGCTCCATCAAATGACCTTATAACCAACAAGAAGACGGTAACGGTAAGTGGTAAAACAGATGACGTATCATCTAAGCCAGTTACAGTAACGGTAAATGGAGCAACCGTAACAGTTGGAACAGATGGAACATTTACGAAAGAAGTGACTCTTGTTGAGGGTGCAAATACCATCACGATCGTGGCGAAAGACAAAGCCGGAAAGACTACTACAGTCACACGTAAGGTTACTGTCGATACGTCAGCTCCGGTGATTAAGTCAATCACTCTTACTCCGAACCCAGTAGACTGTGGAAAGACATTCATTATCGCTGTTGAAATTACAGACTAGGCGGTGAGCCTATGATAGTAAAGGTAAGCGGTAAGATAGACGGAAAAGAAGTAATATTTGAAAGAGCTGAAGGGGACCAGTGGAATGTCGCGGTCCCTTATGATTTAGATGGAATGTATGTGGTGGAGCTGACGGCAGAAAATGATGCAGGCAATATTGCATACTGCACGAAGATGCTGTTGATCGTTGATCCAGCTACTCTATGCGTAAGACTTGTTCCACTTGATTATATGGTGGAAGTTGTTCCGGAAGACTGTAAGGTTACAGTTATTCCGGAAGATTACGCTGTAGAGGCAGTTCCGGAGCAGTATCAAGTTATCGCAGAGCCAGATCCGCTCTTTGTGGAGGTAATTTATCCGATACGCGGAAAGGGGTGTTGTTGTGAACAAAATTAGATTTATCCTGGGCGAAGACAAGCACGTTAAGCTATTGGTGCGAAGTCCTAACGATGAGCCATTTACGATTCTGACAGCATCTTATGAGCTGGCACGTTATACAGACATCGTGGTGCAAGGAGAGTGTGATATCAATGATCATTATCTTGACTGCAAGATTGCTCCAAAAGAAAAAGGAACACACGTACTGGAAGTAACTTATACGGTTGCGGATTCGATCAGGAAGGCAAGGATAGAAGTAGAGGTGGTTTAATGCTTAAAATTACAGATGTGAAATTAAGTAAAAATACGGTTGCGACCGGGGAAAAATTTACGATTTCTGTACAGATCCAGGAAACGGTTGATTATCCGTATGACTATCCATACGATTATCCGATATCTTATACCGGAACAGCAAAGCCAGTAAATTCATAAAGAAAGAATGAGGTATATGAAAGTGGAACAGGCAAATTATATCAAAGCAATTTTTACGGCAGTATTTGCTTTCCTGTCGGCGCTTCTTGGAGTGCTTGCAGTGCCGGTGATCCTGCTGGTGGCATGTAATCTGATTGATTATGCTACCGGACTTATGGCAAGCAAATACAGAGCACAGGATATCAATTCCTATAAAAGCATCAGAGGAATCTTCAAAAAGGTATCCATGTGGCTATTGGTTGTTGTAGGAGCAATAATTGACGAAATGCTTCTATATGCATCCGCCTCAATCGGCTGGAAGTCACCGGTTACATTTCTGGTGGCGTGTGTCGTGGCAATGTGGCTGATCTGCAATGAGATTATCAGTATTTTAGAAAATATTCAGGACATGGGAGTGAATATCCCGGCATTTATGCAGCCGCTTGTGAAACACATCCGATCGCAGGTGGAAGATCAGGTGAAAGTAGATAATGATTCAGAGGGCGAATAGTCGCCCTCTTTTTGAAAGGAGAAACATTATGGCAATGAATGGAATTGATATTGCAAGTTATCAGGCAGGAATTGACCTCAGTGTGGTCCCGTGCGATTTTGTGATCGTAAAGGCAACAGAGGGAACAGGCTACGTGAATCCAGATTTCACAAGAGCTTACGCACAGGCTAAGAACGCCGGAAAGTGTCTCGGTATCTACCATTATGCGAATGGTGGAGATTACCAGAAAGAAGCAGATTACTTCCTTGATAGAATCGGAAAACGTGTAGGCGAAGCAATTCTCTGTCTTGACTGGGAGGGGAAGAGCAACCCGGCATTCGGTAGCTCGGATTTTGCATGGTGCAAGAGCTGGCTTGACTATGTATACCAGAAAACAGGCGTAAGACCTCTTTTGTATTGTTCGCAGTCTGTAGCCTATAAATTCAACAATATCGGAAACTATGGACTCTGGATTGCACAGTACGCAGACATGAACGCCACAGGCTATCAGGATAAGCCGTGGAATGAGGGAGCTTATACTTGTGTTATCCGGCAGTATAGCTCTTGTGGTAGATTGAATGGATGGGGCGGTAATCTCGATCTGGATAAATTCTACGGCGACAAGGATGCATGGAACAAGTACGCCGGAAAAGGAAACACAACCAAACCGGCAGAAACACCGAAACCGACAGTGAATACTCCGGGCGGATCCACGATCAATCTGGTTGTTGGAGTCATGCAGGGCAAGTACGGTGATGGTGACAACCGCAAGAACGCCCTCGGAACACGGTATACGGAAGTGCAGAGCTTCATCGACCATATCTATTCTGCATCCGTAGATACACTGGTGAACGAAGTGAAAGCTGGTAAATATGGTAACGGTGACAGAAGAAAGGTTGTTCTCGGTAGTCGTTACACAGAAGTCCAGAACAAGATCAACGCTGCGTCTGCCAGAAAATCAAATGAGCAGATCGCACAGGAAGTTCTTGCCGGTAAATGGGGCAACGGAAACGACAGAAAGAATCGTCTTTCAGCTGCCGGATATGACTACAATACGATTCAGAATATCGTGAACGGTAAGTCAGGTGCTTCATCCGCACAGTATTACACTGTCCAGTCTGGAGATACGCTTTCCGGTATTGCAGCTAAATACGGCACGTCCTACCAGAAGGTTGCGCAGCTGAATGGAATCAGCAATCCGAATGTGATCTATGTTGGTCAGAGACTGCGGGTAAAATAATAAATATTGTCTTGTACTAACTAGACTACCCCAAAACCAGTAACAAGAGTCAAATTAATTCCTTCATCCGCAAAATACCCATTTTCAATCGCAACGTATTGCGGGGCATAGAAGATAGAATGGGCGACTTCGTTCAGTGTCACAGAGACAGGAGAAGAATTGGTGTCATGACTGGCTTGGGAAGTGACGGTTTCAGCTTTAGGATTCGTGGCATTATCATCGGCAGGTGCAGAGCTGCAGGCTGATAAAAGGCCGACAGTTATAGCAGAAACAAAAAGTAAGGATATAAAATTTTTTTTCAT